TGTTTCCGTGTGTGTAGTCATCGAGCCTTGTGTAAAGTTCGGGACCACGGGGACTGCTCTAGCAGCAGTCCCGTAACCTAATAGCAATATTAAAGGGATTAACCTTTTCATCTCTAGTCAACAGTAACTTCAGTTACAAATTGTCCAGTAGCTGTTGTGCCAGCACCACCAGCGGTGACGGTCAAAGCACCCTGACTAGTTACTGTACCAGCTAAGTTACCAGCACTTCCAGCAGCAGTTGACAACTGATCAGAAAATGGTGAAACATCACCTACATCAGGTCCAGCAGTATGCAAAGCATCGCCTTGAGTGAATGCAGTTGCAAAGCTGAATGACTCACCTGGGTCGTCTTGTGTTACCGCAATAGTTCCAGGACCATAGACACCACTGGCAATAGCACCAGAACTAACCGTGTTAGCAGTCGTTCCATCAGTTGTGTCAACATTATTGCCTGAGATACTATAAGAGTTTCCCATTCTTTTCATAGATGTTGCAGCAGCATTAACTGTCAACTGAACACTCGATGTCATTCTTGATGTAAGATCAGCACGTGCCGCCATGGGAGTAGCTGCCATCACTAGCATAATGAAAGGAATAATCCTCTTCATATTTTTACAAATAGTATACCGTAACCTTATTTAGTAAAATTGCTTATAATAAATATGTATCATGTTCGTTATGATACCACTACACCTAGTGGCACATGGTATTGCCATTTGCTTAACATTCATTTATAATAAATAAATTGACGGGAAACCGTCCATACTACCCCAAACCAAGACCACGGGGATTCCTTAGGGATTAGTCTTATCATACAAGTAAATCAATCGCCCTATTATTCAGATGACAACTCTGCAAAGACAGAGCAGTTCACCGCTTAAGAATTGGGACGAGTTTTGTCAGTGGGTTACTTCCACAGACAATCGCTTATACGTTGGTTGGTTCGGAGTCCTTATGATTCCATGTCTTCTAACTGCTGCTACTTGTTTCATCATAGCGTTCATCGCTGCTCCTCCAGTCGATATCGACGGAATCAGAGAACCGGTTGCTGGTTCTTTAATGTATGGTAACAACATCATTTCTGGTGCTGTTGTTCCTTCAAGCAACGCTATCGGGATGCACTTCTATCCAATATGGGAAGCTGCTACTCTCGATGAATGGTTATACAACGGTGGTCCATACCAGTTGGTAATCATGCATTTTCTTATTGGTATCTGTGCCTATATGGGTCGCCAATGGGAATTATCATACCGTTTAGGTATGCGTCCATGGATTTGCGTAGCATATAGTGCACCAGTTTCTGCTGCATTTGCTGTATTCCTCATCTATCCATTTGGACAAGGATCATTTTCTGATGGAATGCCGTTAGGAATATCGGGTACGTTTAACTTCATGTTCGTATTCCAGGCGGAACATAACATTCTGATGCATCCATTCCATATGGCAGGTGTCGCAGGTATGTTCGGTGGTGCTTTGTTCAGTGCTATGCACGGTTCACTAGTTACCTCCTCACTTATCCGTGAAACTACCGAGAATGAATCACAGAACTACGGTTACAAATTCGGTCAAGAAGAAGAGACTTACAACATTGTTGCTGCACATGGATACTTTGGTAGACTTATCTTCCAGTATGCATCATTCAACAATAGTAGATCACTTCACTTCTTCCTTGCTGTCTTCCCAGTTGTTTGTATATGGTTGACCTCTATGGGTATATCAACTATGGCATTCAACCTCAACGGATTCAACTTCAACCAGTCTATCCTTGATAGTTCAGGTAAGGTAGTTCCGACATGGGCAGATGTTCTGAACAGAGCAAACCTAGGTATGGAAGTTATGCACGAGCGTAATGCTCACAACTTCCCTCTAGACCTTGCTGCTGCTGAAGTCACGGAAGTCGCACTTATTGCACCTTCTATTGGTTGACACTCAACTCAATAAAACTTATAATGGGGGTCAAACGATCCCCATTTTTTTATGAGAATATTTTTAGATACTGCTGAAACAGAGTTAATCCGTAAGGGTTTTGCTACTGGTTTAATCGATGGATTAACTACTAACCCTACTCTCATTAGGAAGAGTGGTAGAGATCCTGAAGAAGTTTATCAAGAGATTAAAGAAATTGGCGTGCCAGATGTCAGTATGGAAGTTGTTGGAACTGGTGAAGAGATGGTCGCCGAAGGTCGTAGACTGAAGGAAAAGTTTGGTGACATTACTACCATTAAAGTTCCTTGCACTAGAGGGGGTTTAGCTGCTTGTAGGATCCTTTCAAAGGAGGGTATTAGGGTTAATGTCACATTGATCTTTGATGCAGCACAGGCAATCCTTGCTGCTAAGGCAGGTGCTGCATATGTTTCACCTTTTGTGGGTAGACTTGACGACAATTCAATCAATGGTTTAGATACTATTAAAGATATCTCTGCGATCTTCCAGACTCAATGGGTTAAGACAGAGATTCTTTCTGCTTCTATTCGTGGAGTTAAAGCAGTTTCTGAATCTTTTGCCTTGGGTGCTCAGATTGTTACTATGCCACCATCAGTGTTTGACAAGATGTATAATCATGTTCTTACTGATAAAGGGTTAGAATTGTTTGACAAAGACTGGGCTGAAGTATCTACTACCACTAAATAAAATTTTTCTGTCACATGAATTTCACCGTTTATTCTAGAGATGGTTGCCCTTATTGCACCAAGATTATACAAGTTTTGCAGTTAGCAGAACTCAGGTATGTGGAGTATAAATTGGATAGAGATTTTGATAGAGATAGTTTTTACGGTCAGTTCGGCCAAGGTTCTACCTTTCCTCAAGTGGTAAGAGATGGAACTAATCTTGGTGGATGTACTGAAACTGTTAAATATCTCACAGAAAATGATTTAGTTTAAATGGATCCCGAAGTATATGATATGATTGAACATGCCATAGATTATGCTTTTACAAAAGGAAACATGCAACTTAGGTTTTATGATTTTTTAAAGGATCGTAAGACTAAAAAGTGGGAAGTAGATGAATTTATTGAGAGTTCTACTGCTGCTGAACTCTCTGATCTGGTGTTGCAACTAGAAGAATATATTAAAGGAGGTCAAGATTCTGATCACAAACAATTGCGTGAGGCATATCACCATATTCCTAAGCCTCAGGCAAGAAAGCTAAAAGATTATTTGTATAGCATTCTTCAAGATGCGTGGAGGTATAGTAGTGACAGAAAAAGAGGAAGACGAAAAAAGGATTCTAAATAATGACAAACCCGAAATCAATCGGGGTGTGGAATTGTTGTTGCGTAATAGGAGGAAGAAACCCGACAAGCCTAAAACCTTTCAGGTAAAGTTTGGAAAGTTGATTTCTTTTTGGAATAGAGAAATTGTTTTTCATTTAAATGTTTACCTGGACATTAGAAAAACATAACACTCTGGAGGCGCATCATGGAAATGACCATAGTAACTTTAACTTTAACGACGGTAGTTTCATTACTTGCATTATTAGTTGGAGGTATGATAGGATGGCTAGCAAGACAGCACTCTTATGAAACAACACCACAGTTTGTATATACTCATCCAGAGATGTTTGATGAAAATGGGCAACTAGTTCCTGATGAAATTGTAGCAGTTCGATTTGAAAACAATTATGACACAACAGAAGACGACTCAGAGGAAGAGTAGGACAGTCGTGGCAAAGACTTCTAAGAAGGTAGAACTTCCTCCTAATCCATTTGTTCATGAGATTCTTGATTATGTAAGTAAGCAAAGATCACGAGTATCAAAGGTAGAAGCTTTAAAAGAGTATAGAAATCCTGCTCTTGTTTCTATTCTTATTTGGAATTTTGATGACACAGTTATTTCATTGATTCCTGAAGGACCAGTTCCTTTTAAACCTAATGATGTTCCAGAGGGAACAGATCATACTTCTCTTCGTAGAGAGGCTAAGAATCTTTATCATTTTGTGAAGGGTGGAAATGATTCATTGAATGGTATTCGTCGAGAGACAATGTTCATTCAAATGCTTGAGGGTCTTCATCCTGCTGAAGCAGAGATTGTTATTCTTACGAAAGATAAGAAGTTAGGAACCAAGTATAAAGTTACTTATGAGATAGTTGCTGAAGCATTTCCTGACATTAAGTGGGGAGGTCGAGGATGACTGTGAATGTTGGGGGAAAAGAAATAAGTAGAGGAGCAGCTGCAGTGGCTGAAGAAAAGAAAAAAGAAGAAGCATCTAAACTTGATCCCTCAGATTATTCTTGTGAAATTCTTTTAGAAAAAACCACATGGGATAAATCTAATGACAAGTCTTTTCCCACAGATGCTTTTAATATTACCTATGAAGTTGATGGTGAAATATGTTTAGATGTGACTCGTTCTAATAAGCAGGTGAATATTTTTGATTTTTATTATGATAAGTATGGTAATGTAAAGAAGATTGATTATGGTCATGGTACAATAAGTCCTAGCCAATGGGGATATAAAGCACCACCTAAAAAGAAGAGAAGAAAATGAGTGAAGGTTTTAAAGGATTTGTAAGAAAAGAAGAAGATGATGAGTTTAATCTCAACCTTAATGTAGATGAGGTGGGTAAAATTATTAAGGAGTATAAGAGACTAAAGAAATTTCAGAGGTCTGGTCTTTATCAAGCGGCTAAACTTTCTGGAAAGAAAACCAAGGTAGATAAATTGATTGAAAAGTATGGAATTGATTCTGAGGCTATTGAATGACTAAACCTCCTATTGATTATATCGATACTCAAGGACTAAGCCCAAAGATGAGTGCGGAAGAGGCTGCTAAGGCAAAGTTAAACCCGGTAGAACATAAGCCTGCTACGGTTACTCCTCAGAGACTTCTTACTAAGATGATGGTTAAGGAACTTAAGATCCTTATCAATGAGGTGTTAGATGAACGGGAGTATAAGAGGAGATGGGAAGGACCATATGATGAATTGGGAACATTACCTCCCTCATACTTTGACACAGAACACTTTAAGCATTATGTTGGTGAAGAAGAACCACCTTATGAGGATTGGAGTATTAAATGAGACTTGGTATTATGTGCTCCGGTAATGGTAGCAACTTTGAGAACATAGTCCATTCTTGTCCAGACCATGAAGTAGTGCTCATGGTTTATAATAAAAAGAAAGCAAAGGCAAAGAAGAGAGCAGAGAGATTAGATATAAATTGTCATTATACAAAAGATGAAGACGAGATTATTGCACTCTTTGATGCATATAATGTTGACCTAGTGGTGATGGCAGGATGGATGAGGATAGTCTCTAAGAAGTTCTGTGAAGCATTTGCAGGGAGACTTATCAATCTTCATCCTTCATTGTTACCTAAGTATAAGGGGTTGGGTGCTGTAGAGCAGGCATTAAAGAGTGGTGATACTGAGACTGGTTGCTCAGTTCATTGGGTAACAGAACATTTAGATTCTGGTACTGTTATTAAACAGCAGACAGTTCCTATTCTGCCAGGAGATACTGTTGAATCTTTACAGAGAGCAATCCAACAGGCAGAACATAACCTTTTACCACTGGTGATTAATGCTCTCTAAAGATAGTAGGTTACGGTTGACAGAGATTTGTTGCAGGATTAAACTTGGTAGGACAGTTACTCTTACCGAAAGAATTTGGATGCACAAGTTAATCAGTCATAATAATCATGCCAGAGGTATTGCTGAAAGAATAATGTGCCCATATAAAATTGAAGATATGTAATAACTGTATCAAGTGTTACAGTTCTGCTTGCATATATAATATAGATATGTTAGCATATCCATACGTTCATTCTCTATTAGGAGGACGCAAGTAAGTCGCGGAACGGATCGTTCATCCCTTCGGGGACGCAAACGACTGAAGGAACGGGGCCTAAAAATCCAACTACTTCAGGAGTAAAAACCATGGCACAAGTCACTTATCGTGGTGTTACATATAACACCGATGACAAGAAATCTTGTCAGAAGCAAGTCTCTGAACTCGTTTACAGAGGCATCAAGCACACAGAATCAAAAGTTGTGTGTGCAAGGTGAAACTTACTTGGACTAAGACATAAAGGAGGGGCTTGACCCCTTCTTTTTTTCGCTTATAATTATATGAAAGCCATTGTCACATGGAAAGAGAACGATTAAAATTAATTGTGAGAAATCTTAAGCAGTTGGTGGATGCATTGGAAGTTGAAGTTTATTCTGATATAGATGCATATAAACCTTCTGAGAGATTCTCTGCACCTCCTACTGATTATGATGAAGAGTGGGATGATGATGATGGATACCCTGATTAGATATGACACCAGAAGTTAAATTAGTAAGTGTTACTCCTGATGCGGAGAAACACATAGCATATGTTGCTCGCGTTAGTAACCCTCAGAACCAGGAGAATGAGAAGTTTGCTGGTCTATTAAGATACTGTATTCAACATGGTCATTGGAGTGTCTTTGAGCAAGCACACATGACTTTGGAGATTAATACTACAAGGGGTATTGCTGCTCAAATATTAAGGCACAGAAGCTTTACTTATCAAGAGTTCTCTCAAAGGTACGCTGATACCAAACTTTTAGAAACAGTTCAATTGCCTGAGTTGCGTAGACAGGATAAAAAGAATCGTCAGAATTCTATTGATGATTTGGATCCTGAGTTGGTAGAGAAATTGAATAGGCAAATGAAAACTTTGTTTGGTTCTTCTTTTGCTTTATACAATCAGATGCTTGAATGTGGAGTCGCAAAAGAATGTGCAAGGTTTGTTTTACCTCTTGCTACTCCTACTAGATTGTATATGACAGGATCTATTCGTTCTTGGATTCATTATATTGAGTTGCGTAGTGGTCATGGAACTCAGAAAGAACATATGGATATTGCAAATGCATGTAAGGATATTTTTGTGAAAGAATTTCCTACAGTAGCAGAATCTTTAGAATGGTAAGTGTGTATATAAATATTCCTACAGATTATTAGAAATTGTATGCCTACTTATCCCGTTATTAATCTCAAGACTAAAGAGAAGAAAGAACTTTCTATGACAATGAAAGCTTATGATGAATGGAGAAAAGAAAATCCAGAGTGGGACAAGGATTGGTCAGCTGGAGTAGCCGGAGTTGGAGAGGTTGGAGATTTTCAAGATAAATTAAAGAAGTCTCACCCTGGATGGAATGATGTTCTTTATAAAGCATCTAAAGCACCTGGAGCTACAGTAAAACCAATTTAATTTTCATATGCCAACTAAAACAAGACAAAGATCAAAAACAATTATTCCTTATGGAATGTCAGCTAAGCAGATGAAAAGAAAAAAACCTATCAATACCGAATTAATGAGGGAGATAACACCCCTCACTGCCAATCAACAAATACTTTTTGATTCTTATAATGACAATAAAAATCTTGTAGCATATGGGTGTGCAGGAACTGGTAAGACCTTTATCACTCTCTATAATGCATTAAAAGATGTCTTGGATGAGAAGACTCCTTATGAGAAGATTTATATTGTAAGGTCACTTGTTTCTACAAGAGAGATTGGTTTCCTTCCTGGGGATCATGAAGATAAGTCTTCATTATATCAGATACCATATAAAAATATGGTCAAGTTTATGTTTGAGATGCCCACTGAAGCAGATTTTGAGATGCTTTATGGTAATCTTAAGACTCAAGGAACTATTTCTTTTTGGAGTACATCATTTATTAGAGGAACAACTTTAGATAAAGCAATTGTTTTAGTTGATGAATATCAGAACTTGAATTTTCATGAACTTGATAGTATAATAACAAGAGTAGGACAAGATTCTAAGATTATGTTTTGTGGTGATGCTACTCAGTCAGATTTGATTAAGACTAATGAGAGAAATGGTGTGAGTGATTTTATGAGGATCCTTCGCATTATGCCATCAGTTGATCTTATTGAATTTGGAATTGAGGATATAGTTCGATCAGGATTTGTGAAAGAGTATCTTCTATCTAAGATGGAAGTTAGTTTATGACCTTTACTCATTGTAATTTCTTAGGTGATCTTGAATTAGAAAAGAAAGAAACCCCTGGATGCCGACTGTATCATCTTCCCGATGGTCAGTGGGTTCCTTCTATTACATCAGTTACTTCCTTTTATAATCGACAGATCTTTATTGACTGGCGTAAGCGAATTGGTATTGAGGAAGCAAACCGTATAACAAAGAAGGCAACTGCCCGTGGCACAGATTTTCACGAAGCTGCTCAAGCATACTTGGAGAATAGAGATTTGGTGTGGGAGGATTACCTTCCTGCTACTAGGTTTATGTTTCATCATGCTACACCATATCTGGACAAGATAAATAATATACACGCTATAGAAAGAACCCTTTACTCCGAGTACCTTGGTCTTGCTGGAAGAGTTGATTGCATAGCAGAGTATGAGGGTGAACTAGCAGTAATAGACTTTAAGACTTCAGAAAAAATTAAACCGGAGAAGTGGCTGGAAAATTATTTCGTCCAAGAAACTTTTTATGCAGCTGCTTATTTTGAATTAACTGGGATCCCCGTAAAGAAACTTATCACTATTATGGTAACACCTAATGGTGATGTAAAAGTATTTGACAAAAGGAACAAAGGGGATTATATTAAATTATTAGTTCGGTATATAAAAGAATTTGTATCTCACAATATTGGGTCAGAGAATGGAGAATGAACTCGAAAAAGTATTAGAGAAAAAGTTCTTTTGTCCTTCTCGTTTTGCGGAACAGATTGAGGCATTGGTGTTAAATAATTCTGAGATGAATTATATTGATGCGATTATTCATTTTTGTGAACAGAATAATATAGATGTAGAATCAGTTCCTAAACTTATATCAAAACCTTTGAAAGAAAAGATTAAATATGAAGCACAGGAGTTAAATTTTTTAAAGAAAACTTCACGAGCCAAACTACCATTATGATTGATCCAGATGACAATCCGTTTTGGGGAGAACCAACCCCCACTGATTTATGGGAAGATATGGCTAAACTTAATGCTTTATATGAAGAATTGGATTGGAGTCATAGAGATTATCTTGAGATTTCAATTGAAGGTAATCATATTACTATTAGAAATAAATCTAAGGAAGGTAGATGATGAATGAATTTTTAGAAATGAAAAAGTTACAGGAAGGATGTCCTGTAATGGTGACTAGAATTCCTAAACAAATCCAGAAAGAACTTGATGTTTGGGTAAATGAAAGTAAGAAGTTTAAGAATAGTCCATTAGCAACACTTAAAGGACACCAAAATGTTGGTTATCTTGATGGTGATGGAAAGGCACATAATTCTTATCAGTGTTCTATCTCTCCTCATTTAATTGAACAATCTTTTTGGATGGCATGGGTGATAAGATTGTCTGCAAAGTATTGGGGAATGGGAAAGAGTAATAGAAGTTTTAAATTGAGAAAGTGGGATGGACATTTTGATGGATATGATATCTGGACTAACTTTGCCTACAAAGGAGACGATAATCCTACACATAACCATGCAGGATTTCTTTCAGGTGTGATATATTATAAGAATCATAAGCATCCTACATTTTTTGATCAGTATAATGTAGCATATACGGGTGAGGATGGATCGATGGTATTGTTTCCTTCTAGTGTTTTGCATCATGTAAAAGAGCAGACTGCTAATAAAGAAAGAATTACTCTTGCATTTAATATTATACAGAAAGAAAGTGAATGATGCCTGCTGATGCTTACCGTTGTTATTTGGCTTTAAAAAATCACTTTACTAAAGATCATTATGATTATCACAAGTATCGTGGTAAGACTAGAGCAACTAATGCTGCCTTCTATAAGAGAAAGGATAGGTTTTGGTTTGAAAAGTTTGCACGACAGAAGGATGATAAAGAAATAGTAGATTTTTTTGTATCAAATTTTATATACTCTACTGATCCAGGAACAATTTGGATTGGTGAGATGATAAAGGAAGGGGAAGGGAGATATCAAGAGTGGAAAAAGAAAACTCAATCACTTACTTATATTTTTAAGGAGGAAGTTAATAATCTTTTTGATGGTAATAAAGTTGATGAAGTCTTTGATTGTACAGAGGGTCATCCTCCTATCCTTAGAAGTTATCTTGGTGGGAATACCTCACTTGAAACTTTAGTAATATGTGATATGATATTAGGATATGGAAAGAACTTTGATCAGAAACTGAATGATCCTGTATGGGAAACCGTCAGTAGAAAGATAAAAAAGTATGGACCTTTCCTAAATATAGATGTATCACGTTATAAAAAGATCCTTCAAGAAACTGTCTTATGAGCTTTTTTCAATCCGATGTCATTCGTGCGGAGATGGCAGAGATTAGTGAACTCCAAGAGGAGATTTATACTAATGTCTTTAAGTTTCCTACTATGAATAAGGAAGATCAAAGATATCATATTGAAGTTCTAGAGAGACTTCTTGAGAAGCAGCGGATTATGTATACTCGTTTGAGTTTATCCGATGATCCTGCTGCTAAGAGAATGAAAGAAGAGATCACTCAATCAGCATCCATGATGGGACTCCCTGCTAATATGGATATGAATATCTTATTCAGTCAAATGGATAAGATGGTGGGAGCAATGAGGGACCAACTTGACATTGATGATTAAATTTTTTATAATAGATACGACACAAGCCAAATCCAATTAATCCGAGGTAATCTAATGTCTTTTAAAGACCTTAAGAAGCAGTCTTCTCTTGGTTCACTGACCCAGAAGTTAGTCAAAGAAGTAGAGAAGATGAATAATACAGGTGCAGGTGCTGATGAGCGTCTGTGGAAACCAGAACTTGATAAGACTGGTAACGGTTATGCTGTTATCCGTTTCCTTCCTGCTCCTGAGAATGAAGAACTCCCTTGGGCTAAAATGTATTCACATGCATTTCAAGGTCCTGGTGGATGGTATATTGAAAATTCCTTAACTACTAATGGGGGTAAGGATCCTGTCTCAGAACACAATCGTGAACTCTGGAACAGTGGTAATGAATCTGATAAGGATACTGTTCGTAAGCAGAAGCGTAAGCTTTCTTATTACAGTAACATCTATGTTGTTAAAGATCCAAGCAATCCTCATAATGAAGGTAAGGTTTTCTTATTCAAGTATGGTAAGAAGATCTTTGATAAGGTTATGGAAGCAATGCAACCAGAGTTTGAGGATGAAACTCCAATTAATCCTTTTGATTTCTGGCAAGGTGCAAACTTCAAGTTGAAGATTGTTAAGAAGGATGGTTTCTGGAACTATGATAAGTCAGAGTTCGATTCAGTAACTCCTCTTCAAGAAGATGATGATGCATTAGAGGCAGTATGGAAGAGAGAATATTCTCTTTCTGCATTAACTGCGTCAGATCAATTTAAATCTTATGATGATCTTAAGAAGCGTCTTGACTATGTTCTAGGTGCTAAGCCTGCTACTCGTCGTGTATTCGATGAAGAGTTGGAAGATGAAAGTGAAGGTCGTGGAACATTTACTCCAGATTTTAAGAGTAAGGAACCTGTTGCAGCACCAGTAGGATCATCCTCTGCTGAGGAAGATGATGCACTAAGTTATTTTCAGAAACTTGCTGAGGAGTAATTACTCAGGGGAAAATCGACTTTTTATTTCAAAAAAGTCGGAAAAAAATCTCCAGTAAAAAATCCTTACGTTAGGTTTTACTGAAACAATTTAATATTTTCTGCTCTCTTAAGGGATTCATTGATATATTCAGTGGATCCTTTTTTATATGGCATGATATCATTAATATCATCTATAACAACTGATAAGTATTCTGGTTTAAGAATAAATATTTCTCTTTTTTTATTTTCTATCTTCTCTTCATATTCGTAATTCGTTACAGGTCTAGTGATATTATTAGCTGTAGTCATTCCACTGAGGAAGTAATCATAATAAGTAACATTAAAATCAGGACTGACTTCTAATCCTTCTTTACATATAATAATATCATTACTATCCTTTACTTCAATAGTTTCGTGATGGTGAACTCCATTATAGATTTTATCATAATCATCATTATACTTATCTAAAAGATATCTATTAAAATCTTCTTGAGTTAGAGGCCATTCGTTAGGTACATTCAAAATATTATTTGCTAAGAGAATAACCCAATCTAAATTAGAATCTTCATATACGTTATAGGATACATTATCCGGTCTATCATCTCCTTTAATATTATACTTAGTAAAGAAGGTTAGATTTTGATAGATATCTTCTCTTAATACAACTTTTCTAAAAAGGTTTTTGACAGTAATATAATCCCCTATCTTTGCATCGGGAAGACGACTAACATATTCAAAGTCGGGAACGAGATTAAAATAATTAGACATTTTAGAAACCTATTTCTGCAGGGAAATTTACACCATAATCATCATTGTAAATTGGTTGTAGTTCGGAGTAAGTCATAGTCATGCGATAGGCTGTCATAATCCCATCTTCATAGGTAGAATAGTTTCCGTTGGGTGCATAATCAACACCAAATGATTGCAGAGCACACTCTTTAAATTTATTTAAGTATTTGTGTTGTGTTCCTCTACTATTTCTATAAGATAATCTAAATGTATGAGGGGATTTTAAAAAGAGTCTGGATTTACTTCTGATTGGTGCCATCCCCTGTTTAAAGAATCTTAGAATTTTAATAACAGTTTTTGCTTCCTTATCATCTCTTGGTGCTAATAGGAATTGAAAACTAAAAGTTCTTAGGTTAGGGCCAGTGAAAAGTAATTCCATATTAGGATTCATTATTGCACCAGTGGTTCTGGTGAGAAGATTTCCTGCACCTGATGCCATCCCTGCAATGGTTGCTGCTAGTGCTGCTCCTACTTCACCTGAAGCACCTGATGCTTTGGAAACTTGTTTACTTAATTCATCTATACCAGCACCTGGCCCACCGGTTATTGTTTCTAATGCAATGTTTGCTTTAGCCAGATCGAGAGCGGTCATACTATCATTTGACCACGATACAGAAAATCCATCTTGAATACCAGCAGGAATAGGAAGCATGACAGTTCCTATTGATTTTCTATTAGACTCTCTATCTGCTACAGCAAATTTGTCTGTATTAATATCAGTAGGTTCATATTTCAACATGTCAAATTTCATATAGTCTTGTCCATTATTATCTTGTCTTAAAGTTTTTGGATAAACATGAATTCCAAAACCACTATCTTTTGTTCCGACTGCACTTTCAGCAGTCATATCTTTGAGTTTTTGTGTTGCATCCTTTAAGGATATTCCTTCTCTTTTATCTTTGTCTCCCTCTTTTCCTTCTGAATCTTTGTTTGCTTTATTTTTTTGTCCTGATGCATTACGAAGAGCATCTTTTTGTTGGGCTGTTGAAGTAAGATCTTTTTCTATAGATTGAACTTGGTTGGATGATGTTTGACTTATTTTATTACTATATCGTTTATCGGTTGAAGTGGCATTATTATTCCATTGAATCTTACTTTGATTACTATTTCTAGTTCCAATTACTCTAGGATTGGTTCCATTAGCATCATCATATTTAATGATAGATGTTGTATAAACAGGAGGCGATCCATTAGGACCAGTTACTTTAGTAGCTGTGAATATATTTTTTTGATTTCTAACTGAAGGTCCTACCCTAGTTGGACTTATAGAACTCGTTACTTCTGCCATTAGACGAAGGTTTTTATTTATTTAGGATGAATTTTCCATAAGGGATAGCAAGTAAGTCATCAAGTTCATTATATTCAACCACATATAGTTGACCTGCTAGTTCTTCCCAGGTGTAATTTCGTGATTGTCTCCAGTGAAAGTTAAGACCTCGGAATCCCCATGCTAATAATTCTGTGCAAGCAATGAGTGGGTGTTGGTCATAAGTAATGTCTGGAGTTTTTGCATTGTATACAAAGGTATAAAATTTTCCTACTTCTGGTATAGGAGTAACAGTATTATTAAGAGCTTCCATAATAATAATCATCAAGTCTTCTGGATCATTAATTGATGCTGTTAATTGATCTTTAACTGCTTCGATACGATTGAATCCAGTATCTTCTTCTTGAAAACCGAAGGAGTCTGTCATTATCTAATACCCAATTCTTTTTCAGTTATAATTTTAAATTCAATTCTTCTATCTGCACACCAGTTTCTTGCTGCTTTCCATTTTGCTTGGTTAACTGCATAAGTTTTTGCTTCATAAAGAGAAGATCTTTTTGTAGGTGGTTTAGTTTGTCGTCTGGGTTTGACTTCAACCACATATGTTTTAAGTTCACCTGTGCTTTCCTTTACTTTAATAATGAAGTCAGGAAAGTATCGATGAGTTTTATTATCTACAGGGGAACGATAGGGGATCCAGAATTCTTCGCTCCCCCATTCTAAGATACTTTCATTGAGATCACAGTATTGACAGAACTTTCTTTCCCAACTACTCCGACAGATAATATTACTTGTATCACCTTTATATTTCTTTGGAAAAGATGGTCTGTATAAACTCTTCTTACTTTCGGCCATACATAATATATAAGGTTAAAAATTATTTATAAATGCCTAGGGTAGCCAGAGTTTCAGACATTAAGGCCAATCTATTAAGGCCAGCAACCACTTCTCATTTTGAGGTGGAGGTACCTATTATTGGACCTCTTGGTAGATGGAGGGGTGTGGGGAAGCAAGATAAGATTCAACTAATGTGTTCAGAAGCATTGCTTCCTGGATCTAATCTTGCAACGTTTGAAATTTTTAATGATCGTACAGGTGTTACAGAAAGACATGTTCATCGTCGAGTATTTGATGAAAGAATTGATTTAACTTTTTATGTAGATGCAGGATTATATCAACCTATTAAATTCTTTGAAGAGTGGATGGGTTATATTACTAATGGTAGGTATACTGAGAATTCTAATCAACAAAGAAGAGCTAGTGATAATGAATTGATGCAAACTAATTATGATTATAGGTTGAGATATCCTGATGATTATTCAGCAAATTCTGGATTAATAGTTAGGAAGTTTGAGAAAGATCATTTAAACCTATTAGAGTATGAATTTGTTAGAGCATATCCTTTGTCAATAAATTCTATGCCTGTGTCTTATGATTCTTCTTCATTATTAAAATGCACAGTTTCATTAACTTATATAAGATATGTGGTGAAGAATTTGCATAAGACGGCAGCATATCCTCCTACTAATCCTTTTCAACAATCTCTCTTTAATTCTGGTGGATTATCTGGTCTTGCTGGTAGGTTTGCTGATGCTGTAGTAGATAGGGTAACAGGGAATGATTTTCTGGGCGATGTTGCTGGTGGGTTGGTTCAACAAGCTCTTCGTCGATAACCCCTATAAATAAATACACTGAAATTTCTATAGGTTATTATGCCTTTACCAAAAATTGCGACTCCGACCTACGAGTTGGAGTTACCCTCGACTGGCGAGACTATTAAATATAGACCTTTCTTAGTTAAAGAAGAAAAACTTCTTGTGATTGCTATGGAAAGTGAGGATACTAAACAGATCACTAATGCTATTAAAGCAGTATTGAAAAGTTGTGTTCTTACAAAAGGTGTGAAAGTAGAACAACTTCCTACTTTTGACATTGAATTTCTTTTTCTTAATATTAGGGGTAAGTCTGTTGGAGAAGAACTTGAAGTTAATGTTACTTGTCCTGATGATAATGAAACTCAGGTTCCTATAACAATTTTCTTAGATGATATTGAAGTTCAAAAGGACGATAATCATACTACTAAAATTAAAGTGGATAATTCTATTATGATGGAATTGAAGTATCCATCATTAGATCAATTCATTAAAAATAATTTTGATTTTAATGAGAGTAATGCAATGGATCAATCATTTGATTTGATTGCAACTTGTATTGATAAGATTTATACTGAAGATGAGGTATGGGCAGCTGCTGACTGTACTAAGAAAGAGATAAAGGATTTCTTAGAACAAATGAATTCTACTCAGTTTAAGGAGATTGAAACTTTCTTTGAGACAATGCCTAAGTTATCTCATACTATTAAAGTTACTAATCCTAAGACTAAGGTTGAGAGTGATGTAGTATTGGAGGGTCTAGCAAGTTTTTTCGCGTAGCCCTACTGCATATGAGTCTGGAAAGTTACTTCAGACTAAATTTCGCCTTGATGCAGTATCATAAATATAGCTTAACAGAGATTGAAAATATGATGCCTTGGGAACGAGACATCTATGTGGGGCTTCTTCAACAACACCTAGAAGAGGAAGAATTAAAACGCAAACAACAATCAGGCAATGCCTAGTAAGATCTCCGGTAAAAATTTTGCTTCTAATTTCTTTGGGGACAGTTACCAACGTCATGTTCAGGAGCTTACAACTCAGGGAACTATTGACGGGCATCCTTTAAGTGCTGCTGAAAGGAAAGAAGGTTTTAAGAAACGTAATGATAAGATAGATTTTAATAAATTTGTAGATAAATTTTTAGGAAAGAAGACTGTACCTAGTGGTGGTAGTCGTGGTACTCCTACTGCTAATCCAGGATCTTTTGGGGGAATAGTTAAATCTGATCCAGGTAAGATGGTCGCATATGATCCTCTTATAGCAATTAATAATGCATTAGATAATATACTTCAAGTTCTTAGAAATGAAGCCAAAGCAGAAGAGAAGCATAAGAATTGGCTTCAACGTTTAATGGAGACTTATAGACGTAGGAAGAAGGAGGATAAGTTAGAATTTAAAATTTTAAGAGGTATTACTGCTACGGCAAAGAAAGTTCTTGAACCTTTTAAGAGTGCTTGGCAAAAGTTGTGGGACTTTATATCCACTGTTCTTCTGGGAAGAATTCTTTTTAAACTTGTTGAATGGTTAGGTGATAAGGAGAATCAAGGAAAGATAAAAGCAATTTTTGGATTCCTTAAGAATACTTGGCCAACATTGTTAGCTGCTTACTTACTTTTTGGCAATTCTTTCACTAAATTCATCGCTGGCATGATGATTAAAGTGGGAGTGTGGACTGTGAAAATTGTATCTCAATTAATTCCTCAACTGGTGGCTGCTTTAGCCAAGCTTAAAGGTGGTAAGCTTCTTAAGATGTTGGGTGGAAAGAAAGCAATGAGAGCAATGCAACTAACTGGTCTTGCAGTTGGTGCTTACCAGTTACATGGTCGTATGACGGATGGTGGTGAACCAGAACCAGATACTAAACAACCAGATACTAAACAACCAGATACTAAACAACCAGACACTAAAGAGATGAAAACAGGTGGTTTTGTATCAGGACCTTCTGGAACAGATAGGGTTCCTGCAAAATTAACTGCTGGTGAATTTGTTATGTCCACTGGTGCTGTTGAGAAATTTGGTGTAGGCACCATGGAAGCAATGAATGCTGCTGGTGGAGGAACTAATAGACCACTTGGAGGTGGATATAATACTGGTGGAAGAGTATCTGACAAGGGTAACGAACCTTCAGCAATAGCGGGTATTGCTGAAGGGGTTCCATATACTTTTGAACAAGAGTTGCAAACTATGATAATAAGACATAAACACAGAACTGAGGAATTAAATGAAGCAATACAGAGTGGGCAGGGTGTAGATTTCACAAAGAGAAGACATGCTAGGGCAACAAGAGGACTTATAAAATATACGAATAATAATCCTAAAGTTTTTGCCAATTTAAGTGTAGTTGATAAAAAATATATTGATTTATTGGTAAATTCTGATAAAAAGGACTTAGACTTATCTAAAATACAGATTCCATCTGAGACGAGTCAAGAAACTACCAATATTGAGAAGGTTGCTCCTTCTTCTATACCTGCATCTGCTGCAGAAAAGGTTATTCGAGAACAACGTAGTACACCTACTAGAGGTGGTGGTAGATTTTCTAGGTCTAAAAAATCTCCTTCGATTACACCTCCTGTTCAGATGAAATCGACACAAGCATATCAAAAAGAACTTAAAAAAGCTGATGCAAAACCAGATATTTCTAATGCAAAGAATGAAATTCCAAGCTTTAGTCCAACTGCTATGAGATCTCCTCAAAAGATAGCCGTCTTAGGAATATCGGTATAAGAAATGGCAATTAATACTCAAAAATTTTTACCAGCAGGAAAGAAAGGTGGAGATATAGTAACTCAACCTTCTTCCGAATTGGTTAAGCCTCTTTATACTATTAGTGTAAAGATAATAACAGTTGAGAAATTATTGCAAGGATCTTTTGCTGCTAAAAAGAAGCAGCAAGATGATGAAAAGAAAGCAAAAGAAAAAGAAGCCCGTGCAAAAGAAGAAGATAAGGTAGAAGGTCCTATTGATCCAGATAAACCAGAAACTCCTAAACAATTAATTCCTAAGATGAGTTTCTTAAGTGGAATTAAGAAATTCTTGGGTGATATTCTTATTGGTTGGATTGCTTTTAGATTAATTAAATTCTTACCTACAATAGTCAAGTTCCTTAAACCATTAGCGGCTATTGCAGATTTTGTTATTGATTTTGGGGGTAAGATCTTAAATGGATTAGCTACTTTCCTTGAGTGGGGAATGAAAATCCATGATTGGACGAGGGAAAAGGTAAGAGATATATTTGGTGATGAAGGTGTTGAGAAGTTTGATAATTTTACATCTGTTGTAAACAAGTTCATGAATACTGTCATGATCTTGGGAATGACTGCTGCTGCTGTGGCAATGGAAGTTGCCAATATGAAAGGTGATAATTTGTGGGATGATGTTAGAGGCAAACCCAAACCCAAACCAGGACAAGGGATTTCTCCTGATGGAAAATATAAACAAGTAAGAAAGAAAAATATAGTTGATCCTAGTGATGGATCTATCAGACCTAAAACTAAGACTGAAAATTTATTGCAGAAGCAAGGTTTAAATGATGATCAGATTCGTGCATATAATAAGGCAAGACAGGGTGGTGCTGGTGCTAATGACGCTCTGAAGCAAGCAAAAAAAGTTAAACCACAACCTGTTAAAACTAATTGGTTTAAAAAGGCACTCACGGGAGTGGGTGATTTTGCAGATAAAACATTAGCACAAGCCGGTCAATTGGCTGGTGAGGGTTGGAAGAAAGTAAAGAATGTAGGAAAGGGGTTGAAATCTAAATGGGATAATGCTGCCAAGAAGGTTACGAATTCTCTTGATTCCATGAAGAAAGGAGCAAGAGATGCGTTGTTGAATGGGGTTGTTGCACCTATTAAGAAATGGTTAGAACCTATAATTAGACCTTTAGGTAGAGTTGCTGATGATTTGTTTAAAAATATATTAAAGATACCAGGTGTAGGAGATCTTCTTAAGAAGATTGGATTGAATGCTTTAAGTGATGCGCCTAAATTGGCAGGTAAATTTGGTGCGAAAGCTTTACCAATTATTGGTGGTATCTTTAACATGTTGTTTGCCTATGATAGGCTGGCAAGTGGAGATAGTTTTGGTGCAATGTTGGAATTTGGATCGGGTATATTAGATATTACTGGTTTAGCACCTGCGTCTATGGCTATAGATGCGTATTTGTTTGGAAGAGATCTTTTCCCCGAAACTGTGATGGGTGGAGAGAAAGCAGTTCTAGGTATGATCCCAGGAGCAATGGCATTGGGATCTAAGATAGATGCCATTGGATCAAAGTTACCTGATCTTGGTGAGTTAGTTAAAATGTTAACTGGAGGTGATAAGAAAGAAAAAGATCCTAATAAAGTTCCCGCGTCAACAGATAAAAGTACTTCAACAACAGATGTGGACGTGGATCCTTCACAAAAAGATGATATTGTAATATCTAAGGAAACCTCTCCTGCTGGTAGTGAGAAGATTATGCCTTTAGATGTTAAAGCAGTATCTAAGAAGACATCGGATATTAGTAAACATGCTTCTTATGAGATGGTTGGTGATGAAGAAGGAAGTCAAGAGGCTTATAATGCTGGTTATTCTGATGGACTTGATGCAAGTGGGGAATTGCCGGAGCCTAAATCTAAAGAATCATTAGTACCTATAGTAGTTGCTGGTGGATCTAGATTTCACAGTTCGACAGATTCTTTATATGCGGGTGGTTAAATATAAGTAGAGGAAGATAACAATGCCAACACTAGAAACTATTAAGAAGAGAACTTCTCAAAGGAAAGCTAATAAAATAGCTTCAAAGAGTGCTACCCCTGCTCTTCTTGAGAAAGTTGATGTTATTTCTAATAAGAATAAGAATTTAACAGTTAGTTTGATTGGGGGAACTGTTAGAGTTTTATATTATGAGAGTCTGTTACAAGATACGGTCAGAGCATCTGTAGTCTTTACTGATGCAGGTAATACTTTATCAACGTCAAAGATTAATAGGAGAGGAAGAAGAGTTTCAAGATCTAAGAAGGTTGGAGCAGTAGAAGGACTTCCAATTGTAGGTGAAGAAAAGGTTAATTTAAAATTTACAGATAATAATAAAAATACTATAGATTTTAATAGTCAGTCTGATAATAGTTTGTATATTAATAAACTTACTCCCATTCCTACACCAGCAGAGACTACTAATAAATCTTATGAACTTGATTTAGTATCGAGAGAGTATATTGATAATGAAAAGACAAGAGTTCGATATTGTAGGGGTGGTCAAGTCTCTGATCATGTTGAACATATGTTAGAAAAAGTTTTAAAGACTAAAAAAGATATTGATTTGGAGGAGACTAAGAAACCTTTAGATTTTATAGGTAATAATAAGAAACCCTTTTATAATATTAATGAGTTATCTAAGAAAGCAGTGTCTGCTGAGTCAAAGGATGAGGGACATACTGCTGGATATTTTTTCTGGGAAACAGCAGATGGATTTCATTTTAAATCTATAGATACTTTACTTACAGGAAAGAAAAAGATATCTATCATTTATAATGAAACTCCTGATGGTGAGAAGAGTATTCCTCCTGGATATGATGCTAAAGCATTAACATTAGAAACGGATAATCGTATTAATATTCAAAAGAAATTGATGATGGGTGCATATTCTACTAGAAGTATGTTATTCGATCCTTTTACTTGTAAGTGGACATGTACTACAAGTGATATCTTAGGTGAAGAGGGAAGACAGAAGATTTCTGAAGAGTATTTAAAATTGGGTGCGAAAGCATTGCCGGAACTTAACAAAGAGTTTGCTAAGGAAGGTGGAGATGCTGAGTTTTCTAGAACTACTTTTCATCTTGTTTCTACTGGTCAATTAATGACTGGAGATACAAAAGAACAATTGGAAAAGTCAAAGAAAGAAAACTTTGAGTATGGAAAGGTTTTCAATCAAGCAGTTATGAGATATAATCAATTGTTTGCTTCTCAAATAACCATAACTATACCTGGAGATTTTTCTTTACATGCAGGAGATACTGTTTTTATGGACATTCCTGAGATGGGTGAAACTCAAAATAAAGCTTGTGGTGATGAAGTAAATCAGGAGGATGGTGGTCTATATATTATATCAGATTTATGCCACTACATTACTGCCAAAGAAACTTTTACTAAGTTGAATCTAATTAGAGATTCCTTTGGCCGAGATGGAAGTCCTACCAACGGTAAAACATCCTAGGAGAAATTATGTCAGAAATTAAGCACGACTTAGATCATGAGGTCTACATTGAAGCAGATGGTAAAGAGCACATTAACCATGGGAAGATGGAGTATACTAAGCAAGACTTAGAAAGTGCTCATGCTTATTATGAGGAGTATCATAAGGACGATGAACCAGAAACTGGTATTAATGATTGGCATTTGAGACATCAAGATAAAAAGTTAGATCAGTATTGTGATATTCATCCTGATGCGGAGGAGTGTCGAGTTTACGACGAATAATATATGGAAGGAGGAGCTCTATTTAATCAAGGATATCTAGGCCAAGGTTTTAATTGGTGGGTCGGACAGATTGCTGATGATTCAACTTGGCGCGATAATTTAACCTCCGGAAAATTTAAAAATAAACAGCAGATTAAGGGTTGGGGTTATCGATATAAGGTAAGAATTTTTGGTCTTCATGATTTGGGTGAGGAGGCTATTCCTTCTAAAAATTTGCCTTGGGCAAATGTGATGTATCCTGTAACTGCTGGAGGATATCAAACTAACGCAGGACAGACTCCCAATATTCGTCAGGGTAACATAGTTTTTGGGTTCTTTTTAGATGGAAAGGAACAACAAACCCCTGTTATTATGGGAGTTCTGGGTAACAATGCTCAGACTCAATTAGCAACTGCCATTGGTGATAGTCGAGTTACTAACACCAAGAATGGGAGTGTAGCAACTAGTGGATATGCCGAAGGTCAGAAACCTGCTAGACCAGAAGAGACTCCACTGGCTGGGGATAGTGATAAGGGTGTAGAGAAACCTAAGTCTACAGAACAACAGCAAGAAGAGGCTCCTCCTTCTGCTGGAGAGGGACTTAATAAGTATGGTTTACCTGCAGGAAGACCTATAACTAAACAACAGCTTAAAGATATTAGAAGTGCAAAACATGAGGCAGAAGAACAGGAATTATCTCTACAAGAAACAGAGAAGTTAATAAGGAAGAGAGTTGCTGCAGGAGTTGCTAATAGGGCTAAGGAAGCAAATTCTCCACGATCTGCGGTTCAACCTGGTGCAACGATTGAAAGTGAGGCAGTTCACCTTCAGACTGCTGCTAACTTGAAATTGGATGCAGTTTATTGTAAGAAGAGGGTGATGATGAAACCTACTTCTTTAGTTGAGTCTGCTAATAAAGCAATCCAAATTGATATGGATAATATGACGCAGTTGATTGATAAAAGTATGAATGCATTAACAAGTTATACCGATGCAGTTTCTAGAACCCGTGAGATGGGTAATTTGAAAAAGATAATCAGTGATGGATCTAAAACTCAATCAAAATATATGAAAATTATAATGGATAATGTGATGGAGTATACGCAGAAAAAATTAAATAAGGAAATGACTTCTGCTGTTTCTGCTTTACCTATGAGTCAGAGATATAAGATGCTTGATTTGAAAGATTTGATGACACAGAATCTTTTATCTCAATACAATGGTATTACGGGGGGTATGGGTGGATTGATGGAAGGAATTTTAAATAAAATGTTAAAACTTGATGAGTTAACTGATGCTTTTGAAGCTTTTAATAATAATGATACAAGTTCTTCTGATCCAACTCAACCCAAACCTCTTAAAGGAAAACCTAAGGTTCCTGTTTGTGCATCAGAAGATATGGTAGCTGCTGTAATGGCCGCGAGTAGAGAGGAAATTGAGAAGACTAATAATGATTTGATAGGTGGTATAGATGATTTTATTGGAGATATTCAGAGTCAAGTAGCAGGTGTTAGTGGTTCAATGGCATCTTTACTTTCTGGATTAGGATCTATTAGAGGTAATTTAACTTCTGCTTTGAGCTTTAAAAATATTAAACAAAATGTTTTTCCTTTTGAACTTCCACCCAATGAGGCTGTGTCAGATTATTATACTTTGTGTAGTGGGGGTGCTGGTCAGTCTCAAACCCAACTACCTAGCTTCTCTGCTATTACTGAAGCAACTAACTTAGTTGATAGGGTTATTCCTGATAAGGAAGATAAGCCAGGATTTGCTACTGTTCCTAAGAATGCACCCGATGTTAATTTAACTCAGACCTCTGCTACTGAGGTAGATTTAAGTGATGATGGAAGTGATCCTCGTGATGCTCTTGATATGTTCTAATAAATATTTCTTATAAAGAATTAAGATATGGCATTCGATCTTTTTGGTTCTCCTACTAAATGTGATATTCGTGTCGGTTACATTTCAACCGAGACGGGATTTGTTGATGGAATTAGTGTGTATGAAGCCAATAAGTATGCTAAAGTTAATCCAGGAACTCAATTTATTTTTAGAAATAGAGAGAAGGTACAATATTTAAATATCAATGAGGTTAATAAATTAGAACCAGAGGATATGCTTCCTCAGCAGCGTTCTGGAAATAATAGTTGTGGTAATATTGTAGGATTAAATCCACAAGGAGATACGACAAAGGATATTTCTGAGACTATTGGAGATTTTCCTTCAATCGTAGGTGGTAGTAGTGAAGAAGTAAAATTATTGGGAGGAAAGTTTGAGAAAGATAGTGTAAAGGTTAATTTTTATGGTGGTGGAGGAGTAGGGGTCCAAGGAAATCCAGTTATTGGAAGTGATGGATCACTTTTAGCTGTTGATTTGGTGCATGGGGGATATGGATATCAATATGCACCTATTGTTGATGTGGATGATGATAAAGGTGTTGGATCTGGTGCTGTTGTTCGCGCACTAGTTGGTGGTGGTTCTTCTGTTACTATAGATGAGTTTGATCGAGAGGAAGACTTTGAAGAGTATGATCTTATTCAATGTGCTCCAGACATTGAGAAGATAGGATTTGGGGATAGGTATGGTAATGATGGGAAGACTCTAGGAGCATGGGATCCCTCTTCCTATATTGGAAAGAAAAAAGATCCTTTGAGGGCAGAGATTGATAAGTATCAAGATATTCTTTCTAAGTTAAAGAAAGATCAGAGATATGATCGTAAGACTGATAGGATTTTAAATTGGTGGACTACTAGGTATGAAGCACCTCTTGCAGTTACCTCTCCCAATAAAACAACAAGAGAAAAGTATGATGTTCAACACTATGCATGGGGTGGAAAGAGAACTGTAAGTGCGATTGATATTGGGGTAGAATCTGCATCTCCTCCTCCTACTCCTAGTAATTTTAAAGAAGTTTCTTTCCTTGTCTATACGCAGGGAGGTCATGATAGGGGATTGGCATTTAATTTTACAGCTAAGGATGGATCCCATAAGTTTTCAATTAAAGCAGACAAATATAGAGATGGAGCTCATGCAGTAGAAGAAAAGATTAAAGTTAAAGTAAATACCCTTTATAATGTAGTATCGACTGGATCTCATAGAAAAGGTTTAGGGACGGAGCAAGGATTACTTACTCCTTCTTCTTTTGGAAAGAGAGGAAAGGAACAGGATAAAGGTAGAAGTCAATCAATTTTTGCAGATTTGATTGGTACAAATGATGATGACGATGATTTACAAATTAAAGCGACCTTAGGAATCTTTGCTGCAGGATTAAGGACTAAGGATCATGGCCATGATAGTTTTGAATTGACCTATAAACTTGCTGATTCTTCGGCATTTAAAGCAAAACCAACTCCTAAGAAACGAAAAGCAGAGGTTAAAACTACCATTGAAGATTCATTTATGAATAATCATGCTATATCACCAGTCCCACCATCAAATGTAAAGGGATCTGATAATGCAGGAAAGACATATACTTTTGAATGGGAAGAAGATTTTCCTTTTGATGGTGATTATATTTTTCGAGGCCAGAATGATAATGTTGCGAAATTGTATATTGATAATGATCCTATTGCAGACTTAGAGGGGTGGAAAGATGGACCTACTCCTATTAAAAAGACAATGAGTGCAGGGGTTCATAAAATTACTATTGATCTTCTTAATAAATTACAGTATGAAAAAGTAAAACAAATAAGGAATTTAGCATCAGTAACTCCTTCTAATCCTGCTGAATCTAATGTAGTTACATTTAAGATTAGTTCAGCTGCACAATTTGCTAATGGAATTAAGATAGAAGGATTGGGTATTGATATAACAAAAACATATAAAGGCCCTCAGATAAAAGAAACGATTACTAAAACTGTTGAGTATGGTAAACCTTATGATGTAGTATTAACTAGTAGTAATCAGAGAAATGTTTCTGCAGTTGGGGGAAGTGGTATTCAATATACTGGATTAAAAGAAGAGACTGATAGAAGATGGGCAAGTAATAAAAGACTTGAATTTGATGATGATGGTGAGGGTGGTAGGAGTTTTGATGTTAATGGTGCATTTACTATTGATAATGTGCAAGGTGGAAGTGCAGTTTTTGATAGGAGTGGTAAGAGTATTAATGTTAAAGGTAGTAATGTTAGAGTTACATTAACTTATAGTTGGAATGATATTCCTGGATATAAGAGCAAAGCATTAGAGAGTATCAGAATTGCTGATAAAACTTGGACTCAATTAAATGTAAGAAGGGGAAGTGAAACTCATACTGTAACATTATCTGGAGGAAAGACTACACAGGGAGGGAATCTAGATTCTAATATTAGATTAAGAACTAAAGGTGAAAAAGTTCTGCAGATGGAGGAGTGGACTGATAATGATTGGCAAGATATAGTATGCTCTGCTACTTCAGGAAGGTTCTATGATTTAAAAGGAAATGTTGCTAAATTTATAGTTGATGCTCCTCCGGCGAACACAGGAAAATCTGATAAGTTTACAGGGATCCAAACTATTTTTAATACTATTGATTGGATTAAGAAAGCTGATAGAAAATTATGGAAGATTAATCCAGAGGCAGGTAAAGGTGCTAATTTTATAAATCGATATGGCGTGTTGCCCTTTAATCCTACTGAGGTTGCTGAAGTTAAGAAGGAAGTTTGGAAGAGTGTTGTTGATAAACCAGCAGTTAAACCAACAGCAAAGATAATAGTAGAAGGGGGAAAAACTTATCTTAAAGTTACTGGAGGTGGAAGAGTAAAAATTAATTTTGAATTAAATGTAAATGATATTTGGAACTATAGAGGGATAGCTTTAAAAGAAGTGAGGATAAAGAGTGATGAAGGTGAAGTGAGTCTTGTAAGAAGAGAAGGTTCAAGGAGAGATCATCAGAAGGGTCAGGGTGTATTTACTGGTGGTCAAAAGTATCTGATAAAAACTTTAGGTGGTAGTCCAGACTCTGGATTTAAACAGATTGATTCTTTAACTATTGCATATGATGATGATATTAGTGGGGGTTTTGATACGAATGCTGATCTTAAAATTACTTCTGTTAATGTAATTGAGCAACCCAAACCTCTTATGAAGAGGATTAAACAAATTAAATCAAGTTATCCTACCTATCCGAATGCATCTACAGATGATTTTGAAGGAACTCATACTATTATTTGGAATAATATAAGCTTTCCTAAGAATGGAAATTATGCAGTGTCTTCTATGGTGGATGATAATGTAACTCTTACCTTTAGTAGTCCTGGCAAAGAGGATATTGTGATAAGAAAGATTGGATTTCTTCGTCCAGGAATATCTTCAGGTAAGACTACTGATGTAAGAAGTTTTAAGGAGGGAACTTATACATTAAAGGCAGATTTGGAACAGATTGCTGGTAAACCATTGGCAAAAGGAAATCCAATGGCTCTTGCTATTGAAATTAAAACTGCATTTGTAGAAGAAGAAATCTCAATTGTTAGTGCTAAGTCTTGGAATGAAAATCCAATGGGAGTTGCATTGACTATTGATGCTCCTATGCCACCTATACCTCAAGAACCCCCTCCAGAACAAGAAGGAAGGTGTCCTCCTAGTCCTTTCTGGACTACCAGAAGTCCTGCTAAAACTAGATGGTGGCCAGTTAGAGTTGATAAAGCATGGAGTAAGTTTACTAATCGATATGCTATTTCTCCTATTCCTCCTTTATCTTCCAAGGGAAGTGATGGAGCAGGAGTTGTGTATAGAAATTCTTGGGAGGTTGATCTTCCATATAAAGGATTCTATGGCATTAAAGGAACAGCAGATAATTTTGGAAAAGTTTTAATTGATGGTAAACCAGTTCATAAATTGCAAGGATTTAAGAATGCTGCTCCTGATAAGACAATGATATTTCTTAGTGCTGGATTGCATGAAATCATTGTTGAAATTGAAAATGAAAAGCAATTTGTTTGGCAGAGTATAGATCAAAAGGTTTTTAGTACAGCAGATTGGGCATCAAAACAAACTCAAACTTCAGAAACTATTGAAGGACCAAAGGTTGTAGATGTTACATTTAAAGCCAGTTCCTCAGCAGCTTATGCTAATGCAATTAGTGTTGATGGTCTTTTTTCAGAATCAAAAACTTATAAAGGACCACAGATTAAGAGCACGATTACAAAGAAAGTTGAAGTAGGAAAAGTTTATGATGTAACATTGAACAGTGGTAGAAAAGAAAATCTTGTTACTACTTTTGCTGGTACTTTAATTCAATATACTGGATTAAAAGAAGAAACCGATAGACGTTTTAAAAGTGGAACCAGACTTGAATTTGATGATGATTCTGAGGGTGGTAGGAGTTTTGATGTTAATGGTGCATTTACTATTGACAAGGTTAATGGAGGAACTGCTAGATTTTCTAGTGATGGTAAAGGGATTGATGTTAAAGGTAATGATGTTAAAATTACATTAACTTATAGTTGGAATGATATTCCTGGATATAAGAGTAAAGCATTAGAGAGTATTAAAATTGGCACAACAACATGGACACAGAAGAATGTAAGAAGGGGAAGTGAAACTCATACTATTGTTTTATCTGGACAATCTACAGGAGGGAATGTTGTATCAGGAAATAATGATGGGCGTATACAGCTAAGAACAAAGGGTTCAAATGTTCTTCAGATGGAAGATGCTAGAGGTGATGATTGGAATGACCTTATATGTTCTTCTTCGCAAGGAGAGTGGTTCGATCTTCAGGGAAATAAATGTAAGTTCCGAGTTCCTAGTACTAGTAAGACTGTAATAAAATATGGTGAAGGAATGATAAGTGGGGCTGAAAAGAATGGAGTTACTTATTCTGGACCTTCCCTAGCAAGTTATACTCAGACTGAGTTGGGACCAACCATTAGCCCAGCTTATAAAGGGCAAGAAGATTTTGCTCAGAATTTTCAAGGAAAAAGTTGGACAATGACATGGAAAGGTGTTGATTTTCCTGAGACGGGTGAGTATGATATTCAAGCAATAGCAGATGATGTGTGTATTATTAAAGTGGATGGAACAGAAGTAGCAAGAGCTCAAGTTAATAAAGGGATAACTAAATCAAGTTTTAATGCACCTAAAGGAAAGCATACTATAGAGTTAACTTTAAATAATATTCCTGGACCAGCTTCTCATACTTTTGCACTTAATCCTTATGTGACTGCTGTAAAGATTACGAGGAAAGTAAATGTTGCAAAGGTTGATCCTCGTACAGGCACAGCTTTAGGTAAACCTTGGACAGTAAATCCTATTGGAGTATCTGCTGTTCTTATTCCTCCACCATGTCCGAAGGTTATAGATGGGGTTGGTATTGTAACTGATGTTGTAGTAGATGATCCTGGAAATAGTTGGCCACCTCCATCTCCAGATGATCCTGAGGGACCACCAACTCAATACCCAGTTATTTTAGAGTTAACGGAGGTTGAACCTAGTGGTGATCCTATTAATTATGGTCCAGATGATGTAGTGTGTGTTGAGAATACTGAGACTGGTGAGGAGGAGTGTTTTCCTATTACTACTGGTCCTTTTGGTGAGATAACAGGAGTTTCTATAGGTCCAATACCACCAGTTATTACTTACCCTAATATAAGAGTTAAAACAGGAACTGGTGTTGGTGCTAAATTTATACCTAGATTTAAGATAGTAAGAGATCCTATTGAAGCTGATCCTGATAAATTAATTCAAGTTACTGATTTGGTTGGACTTAAACAGACTGGATACTATGATGGTAGACCATACTATGGTGCTGTCTTCTATAAAGATGGTGTTAGGTATGCTGGTATGTATGAAACCCCTGGTAAATTAGTTCAGATATATGATACATTACAAGAAAGCATCGATGCTCAGGTTACTACACCTCCATCTGCTATTCAGAGACAGGGAACTGATATTAATAGTAATGATCCTCGTCTTAATATCCCAGGAACTCCTGATAATCTTACTTAAAAATTATGTCAACATCAGCAGGTAATCAAAATTTAGATAGAACCCCTAGGAATAAAGACGCTCCTACTCCCCCGGCTCCTGCGGATACTGCAAAGAAAAATTTTACTGCGGTTAAGTGGTCAAATGATAAGGGTGAGATTATTTTTGGTGATATTCATAAGAAAGGTGATGTAACTGCTGGTATAGCACTTAAGAATGTTGAGGATGGTCGTCATAATTTCTGTATGGATGTTGATGGCCAAAGAAGAGCATGGTCAACTCATTCTGTTCCTGGTAACTATCAAGTTGTGGCAGGAATGGATAATGAGGAACCAGATGATACCATAATGTTTAATGCTGAAAATGGTAACATTGATATTATTGCTACTAATGGTAAGATTAGATTACAGGCAACTGATATTGAATTAGTTGCTGTTGGTGAAGGTGGTGCTAGAGGTCATATTACTTGTAGTGCAACGGAAACTTTTACTGTTCATAAAACTAAGAAAATTATTTTACAATCAAAAACCTTGACTGATATTACAAGTCCTGGTATTGTAAATCTAGCTGCCAATAGTTGTTTGAAAATGTATGCATCTATAATCAGAGGGGTGACGGATGCAGTTAAAGATAAAGATTCTAAGGTCGGTGGTCAAAAATTATTAGAAGAAAACAATCAAGCATAGGAGGTAAGAAATGGCGTGGGGATTCGATGATGTAATTGTAGGAGGACAAGCTCAGGTAGGTACTGGGATCGTTCCTGCAATTGGTCAAGGTAAGACTAAGATTAATGGATCTATGCACTGTGAAGGTCCTATGGTTTTTGGTGGACCCATTGAGTTTGCATCTAATAAAGCCACTACAATGATTGGGAGAACAAGGAATGATGATAAGGATTGTGTTCCAGCTGATAGATCATTATTTGTTAAAGGAAACGTTGCTATAGATGGTGATCTAGGTACTTCTCAAACTCTTCAGATTTGGTCTAATGCTGCTACTGCACTCAAAATAAATGGTGCAACTAAATGTCTTGATTATGATGATGGAACTGTTTGGATTGATAAATCTGGTGAGGCATACTTTGAAAAAGGAACGAGTGGTAAAACTTTATCTGCTAGATTTTCTGAAGCAGATGGTAAGCCAAAACCTTTTGATATACCACACCCAACTAAAGGTAAAGGATGGAGATTGCGCTATGCTTGTATTGAGGGACCAGAGGTTGGAGTATATTGTAGAGGGAGAGTTAAGAGAGAAAAAGTAATTATTTTGCCTAAGGTTTGGAAAGGTTTAGTTCATGAGAATAGTATTACTGTTCAATTGCAACCAGTAGGAGCTCATCAAGATGTGATTGTTAAGAGGTGGGATGATGAGAAAATATATTTACAGGCAATGGGTGGAATGCCTATTGATTGTTTTTATCATGTATATGCTGAGAGAAAAGATATTAATCCTCTTATAACTGAATATGAAGGTGATGAATGTTTTGATTATCCTGATCCAAATTATAAACCTGGCACAGTAAATCCACGATATGATGATCCAGATTATAGAGGAGATAGAAATACTATAACAGGGTGAAGAAAATAATTTATATTGAGGAGAATTTTATATCTCCTAGTGAATGTAAAAAACTTATAGATCGTGCTGATATGATTGCAGTGGGTCATCAGGCAGATACTGTTCCTCCTAGTGAGCCACAAGAAGATGATTATGATTATGCTGCTCATTATGCAAGGCAAGATGAGATGTTAGATTCTGCTCAGTATCAAGGTCATGCAGATTTTATTGATATGAAAGGAGAAACTGATGATCTTTATACTAATGTTGTTAATAGGGTAACAAGAATATGTAAATTATTTGATGATAGAGCTAACCCAGATTATGTGGGAGTTATAAGATGGACTCCAGGTACATTTATGAAACCACATTATGATAGTTCTGCTAAGGATGGTATCTATGATTTATTTGCAGCACTTCTTTATTTAAATGATGAGTTTACGGGAGGACATACTGGATTTGAAGATTTTGATATAACACCAATAGCAGGTAAGTTAGTAATATTTTCTAATTCTCAACATAAGCATCATGTTACACGAGTTGTGGGTGCAGATCGTTATGCATTATCTTTCTGGTATAATACTTCATCTGCTTGACTTATAATAGAGTCAAAATTTAATTGAGTTCTGCAAGTATTTGCTATTTCGTCTATTTTATCTTCAGTTAATTCTATTCCTAGTAAAGATGCTCTTTCTTTAACTAGATCATTAAGTTCAATTCTTACATAGAAGCAGTCGTAAATAGACCATTTATTAAGAGGTGACGCCATTTTTAATAAACTCATCGATTTGTTCAAACATTGAATCCCAATTCAATTGTCTACGAAGTTTGTTTGCATAGTCATCTGCTTCTTCTGATGTTAAATTTTTTCCTTGAAGAGATGCTCTAGTTTGGACTAATTCATTAAGGTTGATTCTTAAAATGTTTTGATTATAAATTCCCATCTTGCCAAAGATTTAATATAGTGTTATATTATCTATGTAAGGATACAACATTTCTAAATAAACACACCGACTTTATAAAGATGGAAAAAGTATTGAAAGGAACCTTTAATGTGGATGGGAGTGCAAATAATCCTAGACATATGGTAAATGCTATTTTACTTCCTGAGGATTGGGTAGGAACAATTGATCCTAATACGATTAATATACAACTTACTCCGATTGGATATGTTCAGGATTTAGTAGTGGATAAGATTGAGTGGGGTAGGAAAATAGTTCTTAAATCATGTAATGCAGCAAATATTCATTGCTATTATACGATTACTGCTCAAGTAGCTGAGGTAGCTCAGGCTGCTTGACTATTTTTATGGTTTCCCTTATAGTGTCTTAAAAAGAGTAGTCTTCATGGATGATGAGTATTTAAGTAAGTGTGTGGTAGATGTTAAAGGTAGAACAGTGTATCTTTATTCTAGTGAAGGGGTTGAAAAATCCGTAAAGTGTGATACAGTAGATGAGTTCATGGGGGTTCTCCAGTTTGTGCGGGAGACATGTCCTGAAGAGAGGTTATCTTATTCAGATCCTCTTATGCCAGGGAAAACCGACTTTTAATTTCAAAAAAGTCGGAAAAAAATCTTCCAAATTTTTTTACCCAATTACCCTTTTGCTGAAGTTTTATTATGGCATTTTTATCTTGGATTGGTCTTGGTGTTGTTATCGGCATTTTTGCTACAGTTCTCTTAATGAATTGGTATAACCCACACTAAATAAGTTCGGAGGAAAAGCATGAAAAATGAAATACCTCATACACACAAAGTATTGTTGGTATGACAAGGGAGATAAACTTGTCTTAATGTATTTCATACAAAATATGCCTTTTACATTTGATGAACTTCCTTCCATTGCTAAGGATGATCCAGAAATAGTTGAAATGGCAAATAGTGAAAAAAGATGGAAAGAAGAAGATCTTTATAAGGCATATCAGTATTTGATGACCGAAGAGTGTCATCCACTAAATTTTGAGTTAGAATTAGAGAATCCGGAGTTGATGCCGGTGGATTAATATCTCTAAATAATGTATGGATATAAAGCTCTGGTATTCTAAGACTATGAAGCAATGGCGTTGGACCTTTGTGGATCCCGTAAGTGGTAGGCAAGAGTCTGGACAGCAATATGATTTACGTGAAGCAATGAGTGATGTTGCGGCTACTGTGGAACATATGGTGGAAAGTCGCGAATATGAGGGACAATACGAAAGCTAAATAATCCATAACACGAACTATAGTGCTGTTAAGATGGGTCTCTCCAGATTAGATAATTTCCTGAAGTCAACTAGAGGAAATATACTGTATGTAAATCCAAATGATTTGGATGCAACTGATAGTATAGAAAATCAGGGTAATTCCCTTACTCGTCCGTTTAAGACGATTCAACGTGCATTGGTTGAGGCATCAAGATTTTCATATCAGAAAGGATTAGATAACGATAGATTTGGTAAAACTACAGTATTGTTGTATCCAGGTGAGCATACGGTAGATAATAGACCTGGATGGATACCAGATGGAGAGAATAATTTTAAATTAAGGAATGGATCTTCTTCTAATGATTTTCCTCCTTTTGACCTTACTTCTAATTTTGACTTATCTTCCCCAAATAATGAATTATACAAATTAAATAGTATTTACGGGGGTGTTATTCTTCCTCGTGGAACTTCAATAGTTGGTTTAGACCTTAGAAAGACAAAGATAAGACCTAAGTATGTTCCTAACCCAGAAAATGACAATATTGGGAGATCCTGTTTATTCCGAGTTACGGGCGGGTCGTATTTGTGGCAATTCTCCATGTTTGATGGAGATCCCAATGGAAAAGTATATAAAGACTACACAACTAATGAGTTTGTACCTAATTTCTCCCACCATAAACTAACATGCTTTGAGTATGCTGATGGTGTTAATGATGTTAAGATCAATGATGAATTTATAACAGATTTTACGACTGACAGAACTGATCTGGAAATGTATTATGAGAAGGTCGGTTTGGCATATGGACAGTCTTCAGGTCGTGCCATTGAACCGGATTATCCTTCCACTAATATTGATATTCAACCAAAAATTGATGAATATCGTATTGTTGGTTCTACTGGTAAATCTGTTGGTATTACCAGTATTCGTGCAGGAGACGGAACAACCGCAAATACCACAATTACGGTCACGATGGATAGTGCCATCACAGGTTTGGATGTAGATACTCCATTCCGTGTATCTGGCATTTCTGCTGATGGGTATGATGGTAAATTTGTTGTATCTGGAAGACCTACCACTACTACAGTGGAATATACTGTTCAGAATACACCATCTACCGCAAATCCATCTGCAACAGGTGCAACATTAACATTATCCTCTGATACTGTTACATCATCTTCACCATATATCTTTAACTGTTCACTGAGATCAGTATATGGTATGTGTGGTATGATTGCTGATGGTAAGAAAGCCACTGGATTTAAATCCATGGTTGTGGCACAATTTACCGGCATCGGTCTTCAGAAAGATGATAATGCTTTTGTTAAATTTAATGACAGTGATGTTCCTTCTGGTAATTATGATACCAGTTTAACAGTTTCTAACTTAAGTACTGATTCTAAGGCAATTTATAAGCCATCTTATAGGAATTTCCATATTAAAGTAACCAATAATGCAGTTATTCAGGCAGTTTCTGTCTTTGCTATTGGTTATGCACAGCATTTCTTAACAGAGAATGGTGGAGATATCAGTCTTACCAACTCTAACTCTAACTTTGGTGCAGTAGCACTTTCTTCTAAAGGATTTAGAGATACTTCATATAATCAGGATGATGTAGGATATATTACACATATTATCCCACCAAAAGAAGTTCCTTTAAGTCAAAATGCTATTGAATTTGAATCATTAGATGTTATTCAAACTCTTAATTCAGTTTCTGCTGGTGTTGGATCTGATGGAAATCTATATCTTTATAATCAAACTAACCAAGCGGTTAAACCTGAGAACGTTCTTGAAGGATATCGCATAGGTGCCAAAGAGAGTGATCAATTAAAACTTCTAGTTTCTTATGGTGGCACGGTAACTGAGTATAGTTCTCGTATTATTATGGATGGTTATAAAGCCACCAGTGGAGAGGATTTAACTCAGGTCAGTTCGGAGAAAATATTTACTGTCAAGCAGAGTGCAACTGGTATTAATAGTATTGGTGAGAATAGTGAGGGTGGTAATGATAATGTTATTACCTTTACTGCACCACACTCCTTTATTAATGGAGAATCTGTTCGTATAATTGGTGATACTGGTCAAATTCCTGATGGATTAGAATCAAATACTGTATATTATGCTATTACTGCTGGATCTGGTATTGCAACAAACACTAATATTAAGGTTGGTAAGACCTTAAATGAAGCATTAAATGACACTGCTGTTGCTATTAACAATAAAGGTGGTCTTCTAAAAGTTATTAGTAGGGTATCTGATAAACTTCCTGGTGATAAAGGTCACCCAATTCAGTGGGGTTCTGGTAAGTCTCAATGGTATGTTAATGTTGCTACTGCTTCTACTGAGAATACAATTCAGTCTACAATGGTGGGATTGGGTTCAACTGGATTAGGTAGTGCAACTACAAGATCTTATATTGAAAGAAAGACAGATAATAGAAATGCGGTAGATACTCTCTATAGGATGAGATATGTTATTCCATCTACAACAGGTATTACTGTAGCAAGACCACCTGCTGATGGATACATTATTCAAGAATCTGGAACTGGTATTGGTGCAACAGATGGTGAAGTTCAGACTTATTTTGGAAGTGGATCACTTGCTAATGTAAATGAACAAAGGAATTTTAGTTTCATTGCTGATGCCAATTGGGATAATACTAGTGTTAATGTCACCACAGAACTTCCTCACCATTTATCAGTAGGATCTAAGGTTGAACTGGTTAATATTGTTAGTACTGCGAATACAACTGGTACTGCAGGAACTGGATTTAATAGGTATTATGAAGTTACTGGTATTAGTAGTCAAAGATGTTTCTCTGTTGGATTAACAACAGATCCTGGAACATTTACTAGTGACACTTCTGCAAGAAATACTTCACTTCCATACTTTAAGAGGAAGAGATATAACGATACTTACTACATCTATTCTAGTAAGGAAGCACAAGATTATGTGGCAGGAAAACAGGATGGTGTTTATTACTTAACTGTTGTTAATGCATCCAACAAACCAACTGTTACTCCATTTAAAGATGAGAAGTTCTCTCAACCCGTAAAAGATCTTTATCCTCAGACAAATAGAGACACTCCAGTTTCTGACCCTGCAGAGACAAAATCTTTTGCTTTACCAGGAACTATTGGTCAAGTTGTAGTCAACAATCCTCAAAATAGTCTTACAAGAGAGACATTAAACAAGTATATTAGTGATGCTGAGATTGGTATTGGAATTACAAATATTGTTTCTCATACTGGTTCTGCTCACACAATCACTACTATTCTGGATCATGGTCTGAATAGGATTACTAAAGTTGGTATTTCTTCTGGTGGTGCTGGTTTTGGTGGTGGTAGTGCAGGAGATATCTATAATGCAGAGTTAGTTTCTATTGGCAACTCTGTTACTGGTAAGAATGCAACTGCTAAATTAACTGTTAATGGAAGTGGAACCATTACTGCCGTTAAGATAATGGATGGTGGTAGTGCCTATGGTATAGGTAATACTTTAAATGTTGTTGGTGTTACTACTAGTGGAACATATGTTGATGCTGTTCTTGAAGTTGAGAAAATTTATAGTAATGTTGGAGATGTAATTAGGATTTCTGGAGTATCTTCAGAATCTTATGCTGGATATAATGATCTTTATAGGATTACTGATGTTGCTACTGGTGCTGCTACAAGTATTACGGTTGCTTCTGCTTCTACAATCTCTGGATTCTCCACGGTTGGTAATCTTGGTGTAGGTCAAACTCTAACTGAGAATTCATATCTTTATCTAACTGGTGAATCTGTTCCTATTGACACTTTGAATTATGACTTTACTTCTGGTATTGCTACTGTAACTACCACAAGTAACCATGGATTGGGTGTCAATACTAAGGTTCAGTTTGTTGGTGCTGCACAGGCTCAATATAATGGTAGTTTTGTAGTTACGAAGAACATTAGTTTGACTTCGTTTGCTGTTAATATGGGAACGGGAACTACTAATCCCACCAAAGCAGGGACGATGTATGCATATCGTGAAGGATTTGCTTCTAATGATGGTGTAATTACTGCAGAAGATGAGAACTTAAACGGTAGAATGGTTCCCACTTATGCTGGAATTACTACTACATTATCCGCTGCAGTAGACAATTCTACTACTGCTACAGTTTCTCTTCAGGATTTAGCCAATGGAAATCTAGATGTCAACATTGGTGATTACCTCATGGTTGATGAGGAAATGATGAGAGTGAAGACTACTGTGGAATCTACTGATACATCGGTAAGTGTATTCCGTGGTGTTTTAGGATCTAAGGCAGATAGTCATGATATTAATTCTGTTATTAGAAGAGTTAAAGTTGATCCTATTGAACTTAGAAGGCATTCTATTATTCGTGCTTCTGGTCATACATTTGAGTATGTTGGATTTGGTCCAGGTAACTACTCAACTGCATTCCCAGATAAGCAGAATCGTGATATTACTCCAATAGAAGAAAGATTAGCACAATCTACTAAGCAAGAAGGTGGTGTTAACTTCTACACCGGTATGAATGATAAAGGTATTGCATATGCTGGTAATAAGAAGGTAAGTACAGTTACTGGAAAAGAGGAGATTATTGATACTCCTATTCAAACTGTAACCGGTGAAGATATTGGAAATCTTCCAGAATTAAATGTTTCTCAAGTTACTGAGGGTGTATTTGATCGTTCAATTAGAGTTGATGGTGGATCTGATAATAAAGTTTCATCTGAATTTAATGGTCCAGTTATTGTTAATAACAAATTAACTATTAATTCCTCGAAGGGTGTTGAATCTCAAAATGTATACATTCAAGGTGATGCAACTGTTTCAAGAAGATATAGTGTTGGTTTAGGAACTCCAACTCTGGCTGCTAACCCAGGAGATGTTAATTACTTTGCTAACCCTGATGAAGGTGGATACGCTGGTTGGGTTTATACTCTAGAAAATGATTGGAGACGTTTTGGTAATATTAGTTTGGCTAAAGAAGGTGATATTTACACTTTTGATCAAGTAGGTATTGCATCTACTAATCCTGGTTCTAATGTTCTTCAAATAGGTGCAGGATCTACAGGATTGTCTGTAGATACAAGTGGAAATGTTGGACTTGCAACAACAAGTGCTGCTAATTATAAAGTTTATATTGAAGGAAGCACTAATGTTGTAGGAACTGTTACTGCAACTGCTTTCGTTGGTGATGGATCTGGATTAACAGGTCTTACTACTTCACTCTTTGGTTGGACTAACATAACGGGTGGATTGTATAATACTGACCTTGATAGTGTTGGATTAGGAACTGCATCACCAAGATACTATGCAGAAATTGGTTATGTGGGGATGGGAACCACTTCATTGTGGGTCAATGGAGAGGCAAGATTTGCTGATTATGTTAATGCTAAGAACGTTAATGTTAGTGGTATTATTACTGCTGCAAACATTGAGGTTACTAGTGGTAATTTAAGTATTGGTATTCTTACTGCAACTAATATTAAGGTTGGTAGTAGTTCAACTATACTAATGACCACTACTAGTGGTGTTGGAGTAGGAACTGTTACACCACGGGCAGAATTGGATGTAACTGCTCATACGAGATTGAAGTCCGTTTCTGAAGAAGTTGGTATTGTTACTGTTGCTTCTAATCAGGTTAAGATTTATCTTAACGATGCAAATACCTTTATTTGCACAGTAACAGATGATATTACTAGGTTTAGACTTTATAATGCCGATAAGACTTCTGCAACATCCTTTACCTTGAAGTTAACTCAAAATAGTACTGGTGGATATGGGGTTGGAATTAATACCTTCCATGATGGTGATAATGCTGCTTTCCCAGTTTATTGGCCAGGTGGTGTTGTTCCAGGAGTCACAACTACTGCATCAAGAACGGATATTTACTCCTTCAAACTCTTTGATGGTGCAGATGTAGGAAATCAGGGTATCTTCGGAGTCATTACGGGTCAAAACTTCCAGTAAAATAAATGTCATTATTTCCCTCAGTTCCAACGGGTTTAGATCTTAACGGTCCTTATCTGTCATTTACAACACAGCCTGTTGGGGTGGCAACTACTACTGGAGCGACAATATCTCTTAGTGGAATTGCGACTGCTACTTTTTCAACAGTAGGAGTAGTTACTAACACTGTTGATAATGCGGGATCTCTTTCTTATCAATGGTATAGAGTTGGAGTTGGTTCTTTAAGTGATGGAACAACCATCAGTGGATCTGGAACTACTACTCTTACTTTAAGTAATTTGAGTGATGATGAAAATGAAGGAGAATATTATGTTCAGGCAGATTATGTTCCATCCTCTATAGTAGGATTAGCATCTACTAGTATTGGTGGAGTATTGACAGGAAATGCACCAAATGAACCATTAAGTTCTGGTGTAGGTTTTGTAACAGTTTTTCCTAATATTACAGTTGTAGATCAACCTTCTGCAAAGACTGTTGCTATTGGAACTCCTGCTATTTTTAGTGTTTATGCTACTGCTACTAATGGAACTACAGGGGATATTGTATATAAATGGCAAGAAGATGGAAGTAATTTAACTGATGGGACTACTGTTGCTGGATCTGGGACTACTCAACTTACTATGTCTACATCTACTGTAGGTGTTAGTACAATTAGATGTAAATTAACTCATCCTACGGCTAGTCCATCTCCAGTATATACGAATGTGGTAAATTATACTGTTATAGATCCTAGGGATATTCTTTTATATGAATGTTTTAGTGAAAATTCTACAACTTTAAATGATAGTGGATCCCAAGATTTAGGAAGCGGTGTACTTTCTTTCCGTGCGGATACATCTGCTGCTACTAGATCTATTATGTTTTATCCTTCAGAAAAGGATATTGAAGTAAAGATTACTATGGCTGGATCAAGAGGAGATACCAGCACTGGTTATAGGAGAGGTCATGGAGGTTTATCTGTTTTTAAAATTACTCTGAAGAAAAATGTAGAGTATACTGTTAAATTAGGAGTTCCTCATTCTGCTAATATTGGACCTCAGGGTGGAAAATCTAGTGGTGGAGGAATATCAGTATTTTATCGTAAAGGAAATGTTGTTGCCGTTTGTGGTGGAGGTGGTGGAGGAGGAACCACTGGCCGAGGTGGTGATGGT